ATTTGTCCGGCCTTCTGCCAGTTCGCAATGTTGGCACTGCGCACGCTCGGGTCAAAGCTGATTACTGCCTCCGTGCCCGCCTCACCGGCAATGCTCACGCCGTCGGTAAAGCCGCCCTTTGCCAGCATGGGTATGGTCGGCAGCTGCATACTAAAGCTCTGGCCGCCAACAACGGGCACCCAGTTGGGAATAGTCGTTACCTTGCCCAGTATCGAGTTGATGCCCTTTACCGCACCGTTGATAACACCGATCACTGCATTGATGGGAATCTTGCACAGCTCCACCAGCGCATCAAAGGCGTTTCCAAAAATCTGCTTCACGCCCTCCCACGCCTGCGACCAGTTCCCGGTAAATACGCCTGTGATAAACTGGATCAGGCCGTCAAAGACGCCCTGCAAGCTGGATACCACCTGCATAATGGTTGTCGCCACAGCGGATATTCCGCTCAATATAGCCGGTGCCGCTACGCTCACAACGCCCATTATGGCCGTAATGATTCCCTCGATCACGGGCAAAGCCGCCTGTAGCGCACTGCCTATCAGCCGTGCCACACCCATGACCGCGCTGCCCACGTTGGCGATTACCTGACTTACCAGCGGTGCCACCGTGTTAAAGATGTTCAAAAGCATCGGCATGAATGTTGTGCCAAGATACCCTATGACCTGTTCAAAGATCGGCTTGATGGTCGATTCTCCGAACGACGCGATCTGCTGGAATACGCGCACAACGCTTTTCCCGATATTTACCACGTTCTGGAACGCCTGGCCCATGCCCGCGCCCATTGCCGTGTCCTGCCCGCCGAACAAGTCCGTGATAGTCTGCTTTGCGCTCGCCAGATTCTCCGGGCTGAATATTCCAACGATTCTGTCCTTCACCGTCGTGATGGTATTCAAAAATCCGTCAAACACCGCAACGCCGTTCTCGCCAAACACATTCCCAATGATGCCGCGTATATCGTCCAGGTGGTCGCCCAGTATGCTCACCGCAGCCACAATGGACCCGATTACCGCCACCACCGGCAGCGCCGCCGAAGCGATCCCGCCGAACGCGCCTACAAACGGCATTGCGCCCGTCACAAGCGTCTTTACGCCGCCTGCTGCGCTCGCCGCCATTCCTCCTGCGCCCTGCAAGATTTGTGTTCCCGCATTTTTCAGCGGGTTTCCTGCTGCCTGTCCTGCCGCCGCAGCGCCGCCGCGCACACTGCTCATCACAGCGCCCAGCAGTCCCATGTCGCTAAGCGGCGTCTGTGCCGCTGTCATGGCCGTTCCCGGCGCTGTCAGTGCCGTCGGCGCAGCTGCAACAAGTGCCGTTGTACCTGCCGGGGCAGCGGGGCTTATGATGTTGTTGATAAAGCTGCCTATCCCGTTCACGCCTGCGGTAACACCATTCGCCATGCCGCTTACCAAGTTCCCCTGCGACTTTGCAAATTCCTTTATGTTTCCAAACAGGCTTCCGGCCCAGTTTCCGGCGCTCGCCACCGCCTTGCCCGGCTTCGTCTGCGCCGCGCTGTCCACTGCCAGCCTTGCAAGTACGCTCGTTGTGCTGCTCCCGTTCATGGCTGCGTCCTGGTTTGCCGCTCCCACAATGTCGCGCAGCGTTCCAAGTCCGCCAAGCAGGTTTCCGCCTGTTTTCACAATGCCGCCGCGTACCTTGCTCACGCTGCTTACGGCGTTCGTAAACAGCCCGGCTCCGCCCTTCACCACGCCGCCCACACCACGCGCGGCTATCTCGGCCTGCGGTGCAATGCTCATGGCGGCAAAGGCTCCGGCCACTCCGGCCAGTATCTTCGCCACCTTCTCGCCGTTCTGGTTCAGGTAGTCAAGCCCCTGCTGTATGTAGGGCATAGCGCTTTGCAGGGCATCGCCCAGCACCGTCACGCCTTTCGTCGCAATGTCAGCCAGCGTGCCTGCAAGCTTTTGCAGCTGCGGAAGGTTGTGCCGGATCCCGTTCATCACGTCAATGGCAAGTAGGCTGAACTGCTTTTTCACCGGCAAAAACTCATCACCGATGTCCTGCATCAACGCACGCTTCGCATCGCTCGTCATCATGCCAATGCTCTCGCTCGTGCTGGCATTTATGATGAACTCGCGCTCCATCGACCCTGTATAGGCTTCCTTGTCCTGAACTTCTGCAAGCGTTTTGTCCAGCAGCGGTAAGTTGTTTACGATCTTTGCGCCACCCTCAATGGCCCACTGTCCAAACAGGGTGCTCAATGCCGCAACTTTTCTCTCGTCCGGCATTTCGTTGATTGCGCCAAATATACTCCGCAGCGTTGAAACGCCTTGCCCCGGTGTCGTCAGCGATTTTGCCACGCCCTCCGCCGTAAAGCCGAGTTCTTCCAGCATTTCTTTCTGCTTCTTTGTTGCATTTTCGCCTTTGCTAAGGTTCGTGTAAATTCTCGTTATACTCGTTCCTACGCGATCCGTTGCAACGCCGGTTGCCTGCATGGCCGTTGCTATTGCTGCCGTAGCCGCCGGGTCAATGCCTGCAATCTGTCCAAAACTCGCCGCTTGGTTTACGCTCTGTGCAACCTCCGGCGCAGTGGTCGCATTATGTGCCGCCAGATAGTTGATCTGGTCCATCAGCTCCATAACATCATCATGGCTGAACTGCGTTGTGTTCCCGTCGGCGTCTTTTTTTGTAAACGCCACCTGCCATTTTGCCATGTAGTTGCCTGCGGTCTGGTCGTCCAAGTCCATTGCCGTTGCGCTCTTTGCCGTATCCCGCAGTATGCTCGTGTTGATCTGCTCGTCTACGCCAATTCCGCTTTGGCCCAGTGCAGCACTTATCTGTGTCAGCTGTTCCGTGTCACGCGGTATCTCTGTGCTCAAATCTTGGATATACCGCGCCAGCTCGTCGCGGTTCTGCTTGAACGTCTTGCCGTTCTCGGCCATTGCGTCGCTCACATTGCCCATGCTGTCGGCCAGCCCGTCCACATAGCGGATCACAGGTGCCATCTGGCTTTCAAACTTTTCGGCTTCCGTCGTGCAGTCCGCAATGCCCTTCACCGTAGCGGCCAGCCCAACGCCCATGACCACCAGCCCAACGCGGCCAATAGTCCCCAGCGTGGTGCTCAACGTGCTTACCTGCTTCTGCGCCTGGCTGATCGCCGCCTGCAAGCTCGGGTCAACCTTGCCCGCGATCCTGATCGCAAGCTCTAATTCCGTAGTTTTTGCCATTCTGCCGCCACCTCATTGTTGATCTCTATAAAATCCCGTACCGGCAGTTTCAAGTAAAACTCAATGCTCGTCATCGTGGCCCCGGCAAGGCGCACCGCGCATTTGCGCAGTCTCTTGCCGCCGCCCTTTACTCGAAAAAACGGTTGCTGTTCATTGCGTTCTTGATGTGCGTCGCTTCCGCAATGGGCATCCCGGTAAAGAACTCCTTGTCCATGCCGCTGGCGCGTGCCGCCATAAGGCAGCAGTACAGGTAGTCCAGCGCCGGTTCCGCGGCCACATGGCCCGCAGCGGCAAGCTCGTTCTCCGCATGGGCCATATCCAGCACAGTCAACTCCGCTGCGCCGCTCATGTCCACTTCCTTGTAGGTCTTGCCCTTGTAGGTGTACGGCGCTTTCAGCTTCAGCACCGTGCCTTTGTCCTCGTCGGCGTCGCTCGTCATAAACTCGGTAAAGGCACCGCGCACCTTGCGGGCCGCGCCCACCGGCAGCAGTTCAAAAAATTCAATGGGCAGTCCCGCCGCCTTGGCGCACAGTCTTGCAATGTAGGCCGTGCTTCTCTCCGGCAGGATCACCGCGCCCGGCTGGCCCGTCAGTGCCAGCTGTGCGTCAATGGCATCCTGCACCGTCAGCTTGTCAAGGCCGTTCAAGTCAATTTCGCCGTACTCCGTGCCCTCAAACACATAGGGCTTTGCCAGCTTGATAATGTCCATCGTCTTGTCCTTTCTGCTCAAAAAAGCCGCCCATCTCTGGGCGGCCCTGCTTTGTCACTATAACCACCCCGCGCACCTCACGCAGGGCACCTAACCCACCCACACAAAATCCCCCGTTGTAGGGGGCGGCGTCCTCGACGCCCCGCATCCCCAAGCCTTCCCCTTTGGGGGAAGGTGGCCCCGCAGGGCCGGATGAGGGGCAGCCTCGCCTTTACCTTCCGTTCATCCCGTCATGTATCAGGTCAGCGCGGCAATACCCGCCAGCGTATCGCTGCCGTTCACCTTGTACACGCCGTTCAGCTTGTCCACCTCAACGACCTGCTCACCATCCACCTCGATCATGTAGTAGGTCAGCTCCAGCGTGGTCTCAGCGTCCATCGCGTCGCCCTTCTTCACGGTGCCGGGGTTAAACTCCTTCACGCGCCCGCCCATCACAATGCGCAGGCCCTTAAAGGCATAGCCGCCGGTCTTGTCGTACACCTGCTGGGCCGCACGCAGCGTCAGGTTCACCGTGTTCAGCGGGTTCATCAGGTCCGTTGCGCTGGAATACAGCGTGTTGAATTTCAGCTTGGCTTCCAGGCTTTCAAACTGCCCAATGGTCGGGCTGTCGATCTCGCCGCCAACGCCAACGCCCTCAATGGTGCTGGTTTTCATCTTGATGCTGGGCAGCTCCACCTCGGCGGCAAGGCCGATCATCTTGTTGCCGTCCTGGTAAACGTTGTAGTCGTTTACCTTTTCGGGGATGTAGTTGTTAGAAATCATCGTTCTTTACCTCCTTGCCATCAGCCGCCCAGCGCATCAGCCAGTGCGTCAGGGTCAAACTCGATCACATCGTCGATCTCCTCCGCCGGGGTAAACGGGGTCATGCTCTGGCGGAACACGATCTTGCCGTTCAGCAGGTCGGTGGTGGGGTTGTCGGCATCCATAAACGCAATGCTGTATGCAGCGCAGATCCCGCGGGAAACAAAGCTGTTGCCGCGGATATTCTCGCTGTCAACAATGCTCTCGATCAGGCGGCGGTTCATCACCTGCCCGATCTTCGGCGTGTAGGTCAGGATAAACGTGTTCGCCGCCCAGTTCATAAACCGGCGGATGTTGATCCAGCGGTCCTTGGGGTCTGTGTTGCCGGGGTAGGCGGCAGTGTTAGAGCCCCAGCACCGCCAGCCGTTCAGGTTCAGGAAGGTGCCAACTCCTGCGCCATTCAGCACGTTTGCCTGCTCCTGGTCAAGATAGACCTCCGTGCCGTCGGCAAGGCACGCAGCGCTGATCGCAACGGCCTTGTTGTCCACGCTCATGTTGGGCACATCGTCGTTGCTGGCATCCTGATACGCCATCTCGGCAGCCACAATGGCGCTGCCGCTGTACACCTTCGTGCCGACCTTGGCACACGGCCACACGGCGTAGCAGTTCGCGCCGTTCAGCCCGCTTGCTTCCTTCTTGGTCTTGACGTCGGTGTACACCTTGGCACCGCTCGTGCCGCTGTCCACGTCGCACACGCAGATGCAGCGGAAACTTCCGTTGATGCCCGTGGTCTTTGCCTGCAAGGCAGCGGCCACAGTGGCATCCTTGCTCCAACCGGGTGCCAGCAGGATGCCCGGCGTCATGCCCAGCTTCGGGTAGACCTGCTGCACCACTTCAAGGCCGCTCACCTTGCCGGTGGTCGTGTCAACGCCTCCCACAATGTCGGCGGCAGTAACCTTGCTGGGGTCCAGCTTCTTGCCGCTCACGGTCAGGGTGGTCGCCGTCTTGCTGCCGATCAGGGCGATCATCAGGTTGCCCTCATCGTCAAAGCTCGCAGTGTAGTCCTCACCGGCCTTCAGCACGGCAGAGGCATCACCCTTGACGGTCAGACCGTCCAGCAGCATGCCCTTCTCCTCCACAACTGCGATCTTGTTGTTGACCTGCGCCGTCTTTTCGGTCACGGCGGTGGTGTGCTTCGCGGGGTCCAGCACATTGATCAGAACCAGCGGCCCGCAGCCGATCACCTGAAATGCCGCGCTGATCGCCTGGCAGATGGTATAGCTCTCAAAGTCGTCGCTGTAGCCAACGGCGGCCACAGCTTCGGCATAGCTGTTCACCAGCACAGGTACGTTCACAGCAGCCGCCGGGTCGGCAACCGTGTTCACGGGGGCAGTGCCGACCACCACCTGCAAGCCCGCATTGCCGGTCACAGGGGCGGTCAGGCTCGTTGCGTTCTCACTCACATAAACGCCATGTTTGTAAGCCATCTTTGTTTCCTCCTTACAGTTCGTTCAAAATCGTTTTGTACAAGGTCGCCTGCGGCGATCCCTTTGTGTTTAGCCCGGCGCGGGTCGCGGCAAACTCGCTCAGCGGCACGCACAAGCACTGCGCCGCCGGGTGCTTTGCCAAAAACGTCACCAGCTGTGCGGGCAGTCTGCCGTGGTACACGGTGTACTGCTTCGCAATCCCGCGCACGCTCGGCCCGCAGTACACAATCACTTCCGGCTTCTTCTGCACCTGCTTTTCCTTCTTTTCTGCCATTTTCGGTCTCCTTTCCGCTTTCCCGGTATATCGTCACACAAGCTCGTTGTAGGTCGGCTCCGGCACCGGCACCGGCACGCTCACGAAAAAGCTCACCGCGCCAAAATAGTACGGCCATGTATCATCCATCTGTAGGGCATCCTCAATGTTCTTTTCATGCCCTAGCAGCACGGTAAACGCGCCGCCAAAATGCGGTTTCTGGCAAAGCCACTGCTCGATTGTCTCCAAAATGTTCTGCACATCCCGGAACCCCTCGCGCTTGTTTCCCTCGTCATAGCTGCATACTGTCAGTGTCACGCTTACCGCCTTCGGGCTGTTCATGTCGTATATCTTGCCGCCCTCGATCAGCACCACAATGTAGGGGCTTGCCGCCGCGTCCGTGTCGGCATCGCTGTCAATGCCTGTGTCCAGCGGCAGTGTCTGCTTAAAGATATTCAGCTCCTTCAAGCCTTCCTGCCCGTTGAACACCCTGCCCGCAAACAGCTCCTTCAGCGCCTCGCAAAGTGCGTCCTGCATCATAGCGGTGGTATATCCTGCGATCTTATCCTTCTGCATTGTTCATCACCCCTTTGCTGCCTTTGCGATCACCTTTGCGATCTGCTTTTCCAGTCTGTCGTTCAGCGTGTTTTCAGCGTATACATGCACATTCTCTTTTTCCCACACGGTATGGTGCTGCGCCGTGCCGGAAGGGGAACCGTAAGTCCTCGTTTTCTCCACAACGCCGCTTGCGCTACGCCAGCGCGGTGCGCCGCTCTTGGTCGTCGTCTCGCTACTGGCCGCGCCAATATGGCGCTGGATCATGCCGATGTGCTGGTGCGTACCGTCGTTCGCAAACTTTGCCAAAAATCCCTTGCTGTACGCGCCGCCGCCCGTCAGGTCATGCAAGCCGCCGTTACGCAGGACCCGCGCCTTAAACACCGTCGGTCCCGTCTGCCAGCTCAAACCCGGGTGCGGCACCGTTACCCGGTGCTGGAAGTACGCAAGGTCAGCCCGCGCACCGTTGATGCCGCCGATCCACAGCACAGCCGCCGGGTCAGCATTTGTGGCTTTCACTTTCTGTTTCAGACCCTTGGCGCGTTCCTTGCCCTTGGCCGTCAGCGCATAGCGTTTCAGTACGCGCCGCAGCATCTCCTTGCGCGTCTCTCTCGCCGTGGCGTTCACCGCCACTTTGATGACCGCCGGGGTTTTCCTGCGCAATTCTCCCAACCGCTGGCTTACTTCCTCGGCGTTCACGCCAATGGTCGTTGTGCCCGCGTCGTACCAGGTAAAATCGCTCATTGCCGTACCCTCACAAGCTCCACGCTGTACACGCCGCTTTCCTCGTCCACGTTGCCTACCAGATACTTCTTCCCGTCCACGATCATCGGGCTGCTCACCTTTGGCCGTCCGCCCAGCTCCCTGCATTTCACAAACAGCTTGGCATCCGCCTTGTACAGCCCTTGGTCAAAGCTCTGCTTCGCACCGCCCTCCCAGTGGGCGCTGCGGTCCATCAGGGTGTTTTCGTCCAGCACGGCCAGCAGCTTTTTCCCGTTGATCGTGTGCTCGTCGGCAAACTCGTCCGCGTTAAAAAACACGTCGTCAATGTCTGCCGCCGCGCAGTCCTTGAACGTCAGCATCTTTTCTTCCGGCTCTGTGCCCGGCCCGTAATCCTGCTCTAATTCCATCCCAACCATCCCTTCACCCGGCCATAACTCCGCGTCCGCCACATTCCGTGCGGTGCCCTGTTTCCGCCGTTCTCATCGCTCCCTGCCTCCTCCGCCGCAGCGGGGGATGGAGTTCTCATCCCTAAACCTTCCCCCTTATGGGAAGGGTGCCGCCCGCAGGCGGCGGATGGGGGCAGCTTCTCCCCATGCCTTCCCCCTTGGGGGAAGGTGGCCCCGCAGGGCCGGATGAGGGGCAGCCTTGCCCGGTCTCCCGTTCTCCTTACAGCACCGTCGCCGCCAGCCAGCTGTCGATCTTGTCGGGTATCATCAGCGGGTGGGTCTGCAACTCGATAAAGCGGCGGTCCGGGCGGTGCTCCACATAGGTGCACAGCAGGCGGTCCGTCTCGGCTTCGTGCCATGCCCCGGCGTCGTCCAGATAGGTGCACAGGCCGTAGGCACGCATAAAGCTCGCAGCACTCGGGATCATCAGCACCACATTGTCGGGGATCAGCGGCTTGGTCTCGCCCGTCTCGTCATCCAGATAGACCTCATCGTAGCCGTAGATGTCCACACCGGGCAGGTTCAGGTGGCCGTAGTAAGTAAGGCCGCCCTCCATTTCCTCTGGCTTGATCGCGCCGATCTCAATGCGGCGGTTGTCCAGCAGGTTCTTGATGGTGGCATCCGCCAAAAAGGCGTCAGCGGCAGCCTTGCCCATGATCACCATGTTGGCGTTGGCAAAGCCGTTGCGGCTTACCTGCTGCTTCCAGTCCTTCAGGTTTCCCCAGATGTCGGCAGCGGAAGCGCCCCACTTCTTGGTGCTCGCCAGCGTGATCTTGTTCGTCAGCCCAAAGTCGATCACCTCGTCAACGCCCTTGCCCTTCACCTTCAGCTGGCCGGTTGTAAGTACCTGCGCGGCCATCCACTCCTCGCGGCGGGTGGTCATGTCGTTCAGCTGGTTGTATTCCTCGATCAGCTTTTCGGCAGCGCGGTCCGCCGGGGTCTTGCCGCTGTACATATCCTCGCCGGGCAGGCGCTTCAACAGCTGGTCTGCGGTGCTGATCGTGGCGGGGTTGATCAGGGGCGGGGCATAGCTCTTGGTCTCGTAGCCCGCAGCCTGCACGATCTCGCCGCCAACCATCGGGTGGATAAAGGCAGCCATCTTGCGGTTGCCCTTCACAATGTCAATGTCAACCCGCTCGGTGGGGAAGGTCTTGACGTTGGTAAAGAAACGGTCACGCAAAAAAGTGCGGACCGGCGGGGTGGTTTTCACAACCTCGGCAAGCGTGCGCGGGGTGTACAGATCAACCATGTTAGGCATATCTCATTCCTCCTCTTTTCACTTCAGGAAAATGCCAATGTTGCGCAGTGCGATCTCCACATCTGCGGCCTTGGCGTGTTCAGGCAGCACCAGTGCATCGGCAAAAAATTCGCCGGTCAGGTACACAACGGCATCTTTGCCGTTGGCGGCATCGTCAGCCACAATGCCGTACATGCCGGTAGTGGCAACGGTATAGGGGTCAGCGCTGCCGGTAACGGTGGGCTGGGTCAGCTTGCCATCGGCAAGGCACACCACCATGCCGCGGGTCAGCGCGGCACCTGCCTCCTTAACGGCAGTCGTAATGCGAATGTCCGTACCTGCGATCAGGTAGTCGGGTTTCGTGCTAAAGGTCTGCACAGCAAGGTCCATAGCCATAGTTCTTCCTCCTTACTTCACGTTGTTGGCGCGGCGGATGCAGGCGATTGCGTTGTCCTCGCCGCTGTCCTTGGGTTTTCCGGCAGGCTCGGCCTGCTTCACGCCGTTTACGCCGCTCTTAGCTGCGTCGTCGTTGGCATCAGCCATGCGCTTTGCGCCTGCGGCTTTCTGGGCCTTCATGCAGGCGATAGCATAGGCGGCGGCGTCCTGCGGCTTGTCGCCAAACTTGGCGTCGTAAGCGGTCTGCTCGTCGCCGGGTGCCGTCATGTCCTCGATGTCCTTGATGCGGGCACGCTCGGCGGTTGCGGCGCGCTGTGCTGCCGCGTTCTCGATCTGGTTGCACAGGTCGGGGTAGGCGGCACGCAGCGCATCCACGGTGGTAATGGCCGGTGCAGCAGGTGCGCCGGTGGTCTTGTTCTCTGCCATTTTGGGTTCCTCCTTGTTTTCCGGCGCATCCGCCGGGTTTTTTGTATTAGAAAAGCGCCGCTGCTTGCGCAGGGCGCTTTTCACATAGTCAGGGGCTTCGTTCATGCAAAGCCCGGTGTACACGCTGTTTACAAACAGCGCACCGGCCCGGTTCTCGATCAGGGCCGGTTCGGCATCCTCGTCCACCTCGTCAATAAAGCCATTCTCCTTGGCTTCGTTGGCGGTAAACCAGCTTGTGTCCTCCATCCATCCGGTCAGCACATCCATGTCCTGCCCTGTCTTTTTGGCATACAGCTGCAAAATGCTGTCCTTCACGGCCTTCAACTCGTTCAGGTACGCTTGCAGGTCGTTCTCGTCGCAGGCATCCCACAGGCACACGCTCGGCAGGTGGATCATGTACAGCGCGTCGCTGTTCGCCACCGTCCTTTTGCAGTGCGCCGCAATGATCGTGGCTGCACTCGCACAAAGCCCGTCAATGCGGCACACCGTCTCGGTGCCCGCCTTGTTCAGGCTGTCGATCTGTGCGCCGATTGCCTGCGCCGCAAACACATCGCCGCCGCCGCTGTTGATCCGCACGGTCAGCGTGTCAATGCTGCCAAGTCCCTTGATGTCGTCAACAAACTGCTGCGGGGTGATCTCGTCTCCCCACCAGCTGTTGTCGCTGATCGTGCCGTACAGGATCAGCTCTGCTTCGTTACCGGCAAGGTTCTTTACCTGCCAAAAGTGATTACCGGCCCCCCGGGTCAGTTTGTTTTGTTTCTTCGCTGCCAATCTTGTCCACCTCCGCTTTTTGCTCCGCTTCGATCTTCCGTTGCCGGATGTTAGCAGTGTAGCTTCCGCCCGTCATCTGTGCGGTCTCCTGCTCTGCCGTGCTTATGCCCAGCGCAATGCGCTTTTCGGCGGCAATCACTTCCTGTATGGGGTTCAGGTTCGTTCTTGCCGGGCCGTTCCACTTGCAGGCGCTGTATGCGCCGGCAACCGCCGGGTCGGTAAAATATCCCGGCGCTTTCACGCGCCCTCGGCTTACCGCTTCGTCAAGCCACATTTCGTAGATCGGCTGGCAGAACTTGTCCGCAAACCAACTGCGTTGCATCTCGCAGGTGCGCCAGAACTCATTCAGTGCACCGCGGGCCGCGCTGTAACTCGTGCTGAAATTCTTTTCCAGCACTTCAATGGGGATTTCCAGCGCTTCGCTGATCTCCTTTGTTACAGCCCGGTAAAATGCTTCAAAGTTTGCGTTCGGCCTGCTCGGCTTCGTTTCGTTCATTTTCTCGCCGGGGGCCAGGTCCACCACCGCGCCCGGGGCAAGCTCAATGCTTGTCGGGTCTGCTGCGTCTATCAGCTGGTCCTCCGGGATCATCTCACCCAGCGGCGGTGCTTCTCCGGCAGCTTCTTTTTCGATAAAGATCGTGTAGGCCGCCGTGATGACCGCTGCGTTCAGCTCGGCGTCGCTGTACCGTCCCAACTGCTTCAGGCTTTCCAGCACCGGGGCCAGCACCGGCACGCCGCGCACCTGCCCGGCTCGTTCCCGCTGCATAATGTGCAAAACATTCCGCCGCCCCGTCCTGTCTCCGCGGGCCTGCACCCGCGTCCAGGTCGTTGCGCCGTCCTGCATCTCTGCCGCCAGCGGGTGCCTGCTGCATATCCAGTAGGCCACCACCTTGCCGCGCTCGTCTGTCTCCACGCCCTGCACGATCCTGTGCACGCTGTACCCGTCAATTGTCGTTGGCGTCAGCACATCCATCAGGTTCGGGCTGCATACTCTGTCAGCTTCGATCAGCCGTACCCGCAAGCTGTACGGCATCCCCGGTGTGTCCTCGGTTTGCAGCAGGGCAAAGGCGTCGCCGTTCATCTGGGCGGATAAGTAGGCCAGCTGTTGCAGCTGGTAAAAGTTGTCCAGCCCGTCCGCGTCGCACATCTGGCTTTTTGCCCACAGGTTCCATTCGCGCACAATGTTTGCCTGCAATTCGGCGATCCTGTCCACGTCCATGCGCAGGTATTCACCGTCCAGTTGCGGGGTTGGTGTCAGGCCCGCCGCCACCGTGTTGGTGCGCAGCGTTTTCAACGCCGCCGTGGCCGTCGGCACACCCATGTAAGCATCCCGGCTCCGCTGACGCAGCGTGTCTATGTTGTCCTCAATGTCCCGCTTGGCATCGCCGCCGTAGTACATCCATCCGCGCAGCGACTTCTTCTGCCGGTTCGCGCCGTAGTTGCTGTACCCGGTGTTCTGTGCCCGGCGCACCGCCGTCAGCGTCGGCGCAGTGGTACGGCGCACCGCTCTCACTTTTGCTTTCATAGCCGCCCCTCCTTACAGATCCCGGTACACAAAGTGGTAGGTACGGTTTCGCCCGTGGTTCTGTTCCACAGCCTCCGCCTGCTCCACCTTGTTATTCCAGTAATCGATCTGCTTGCGCACGCTGGCAAGGTCGGCACGGGTCAGCATACGGCTGCCGATCTGGTAGCTCTGCCCGGTAGCGATCTGTGCTTCCGCTTCAAGCCATATATCCAGGTGCCGCTGCGCTTCTTTCTTCGTGATTCCCGCCATAGCTTAAATACCTCCGCTAACCTGTCTGCGGCCCGTGCGCCGCACGGTGCGCTGCGCTTCACCCGCCACCGGGCTGCTTTCCAGCACCGGGTTTGTAATTTCCAGCGCCGCCGTGGCGTAGTTCCGCAGGTCCAACGGCTCGTTGCGCTTGTAGTCGCCCTTCAGCTCCCATGCGATCACAGCCCGCCCCTTGCGGTAGCGCACCACCATCTTTTCCGCTGTCAATCCGCGGAAGTAGTTGTAGTCATATCCCGCCGCTTCTCCCTGCGGGAAGTGGCAGTAGTTCGGCCCCGGCATCTTCACCTTCAACCGCTGGTACAAAATGCCCTTGCCGGTGTCAACGCCAATCGTGAACAGCGGCGCTTTCACGCGGTTGTTCTTCGTTGGGTTTTTCAGGTAGGGCACATCCGTACCGCCGCGGCCTTTAATGGCAAATATGCGCCGGTGCCATCTGTCCTTGCAGAACCGCAGCACCTCATCGGGGAAGTGTCCGCCGCTGTCCATGCAGGTCGCTATGATCTTCATCGGCGTGCCGTCCGCCTTGTACCACGTTCTGTTCAAAAACTCGTCAAGGTCTTTCCACACCGTATCCTTCAAAAGGTCCCCGTAAATCTTCTGGTAGCGTATGCCCCAGCTTTCCTTTCCGGCTCCCCAGCCCACGACCTCCACTTCAAAGCGGTCATCCTGCGTATCTACTCCGGCAGTCAGCACTACCACATCGTCCGGCACATCCGCCTTGTAGGCTTCGCGCCGCCCGTACAGGTCTGCTTCCTCCACGGTTTCGCCCTGCTCTGTCCACGTCTCGCCCAGCTCTGTGTTCACCCATGTTTTCATCAGCTCCGGGTCTCCTGCGTTCAGCTGTTCCTTTGCCTTCAAAAACTTTTCAACTACTTCCTCCCAGCTGCAAAAGCTCGAGCAAAGCGTTGTCAGGTGGAATCCCCGTGCCGCTTCTCCGGGGCATTTCGCCACCCACTCGCCGCGGATCATCTGTTTTTTCCAGTGCGTCTCACTGTCTGCCACGCCGCACCGCTCACACACATACTGCGGGTCCTTCGTGTTCTCCGGGTCAAATTTCAGGTTCGCCCACACAAGCGGCTGGTAATGTCCGCAACTTGGGCAGGGGATTTGGAACTCCTCCTGCGTGCTGTGCTCAAACTCCACCTTGATCCGGCTCGTCTGTTCCAGCGTCGGCGTGCTCACAAACACCTGCTTTTTATCCCAAAAGGTCGTCTGCCGCTTCTCGGCAAGCGATAGCGGGTCGCCCTCGGTTCCGGCGCTGGCCGGGTATCGGTCTATCTCATCGGCCAGCAGCACCTTGATGGGGCGGCTCGCAAGGCTGGCCGGGCTATTAGCGCCAACTATGACCAAATACCCGCCGGGGTAGTTTTTCAGCAAGATCGTGTTGCCGCTCATCCGGCTGCGGTTATCCACCAGTCCGCGCAGGCAGGGCGTGTCGCGCAGCATCGGGCTTAGCTTCTCCTTGCTGAATCCCTGTCCCATGTCCAACGTCGGCTGCAAAACCATAATGGGGGAGGGGTTATAGTTCATGTAATAGCCGATGGTGTTCAGCACCAACGCATCCGTCTTGCCGATCTGCGCACAGCTTTTCACAACCACCTTGCGCACATGGGGGTCGCTGATTGCGTCCATCATGCCGCGCTGGTAGGGGGCCTTGTCCGTGCGCCACCGTCCCGGCAGGGCACTTGCTCCCTGGCTTAACCGCCGCTCTTTATCCGCCCACTGGCTCAACGTCATGGCCGGCGGCGGTTTCAGCTTTGCCACCACTCTCGCCAGCATCGCCCTTGTCTGCGGCGGCACGGCTATGGTTTTTCTTTTTGCCATATCGCTGCAACCTCTTTGCGGCGCACCGCCCAAATGGGCAGAACACCGTGCTCTCATTCACGACCTCACCAAAAGCGCAGGCGCGGCACCGTTTACTCTGGTTCTTCGTCAGTTCTTCCATCGTCTGCGCCCTCCTGCTGTACGGCAAACGCTGTGTCGTAGTCGCTCAACTCGTCCAGCGCTTCATCCGTTTCTTTTTTCAGTAAGTCGTATATCTCGGCGTTGTCGCTCATGCCCGCCAGCGTCTTTGCCAGCTTGGCAGGCATACTCATGACCTTCGTCCTAAAGTTCATCAGCATCGTGGTCAGCGCCTGTTCAATGTCCTCGGTTCTGTGCAAGTCTCCCTTGCGCTCGTCCAGTTCCAGCTTCGCAAGCTCCTTTTTCGTTTTCGTCAGCTCTGCCCGCTGCTGGTTCAAATCGCCCGTGTTGTTCCGCAAATAGGCAAGGTAGGCTTGTACCGTCGGCTTCATGTCATACAGCCCCGGCTTCGCCTCCCGTATGATCCCGGCATCACGCATCTGGCGTATCCGTCTTTCCGTCAGCCCCAACCACTGGGCCACCGCCTTGCTCGTATACAGCGTCACACCGCATCACCTCGTCTCTGCCTCCACCGCCGCAGCGGGGGAGGTGGCCCCGCAGGGCCGGAGGGAGTTTCCCCGGACCTTCCGTCAGCCGTCCTCTAAATTTTCTGCATCCCCGTCCGCCACCGTCTCCGCGTCCTCAACCTCAACCTCGCCCGTGGCCTTCATCCTCGCCAGTTCCAGCCGTTCCCGTTCCAGCTCGTACCGCCTGTCGTTTTCCTCGGCCTGCCGCAGCGCACCGGCAATCGTTGCCGCCCGGCCCTGCACCTTGTACAATGCCTCCTGCAATTTCTGGATTCTTGCAAACGGCGTGTCCTTCATCTCCATGTCCATCATCGTGCCGTTCAGGTACAGGGTTTCTTCGTCCTCCACCTGCTCATACTCGTGGATTTTCTCAATGATTTTCTTTTCCCGCCACCGCAAAACTTTCAACTCATGCAGCAGGTTTTCCACAGCCCCCGTCGGCGTCTGGTTTAAAAAATCCTTGTCCTCGTCCGGCAGGGCATCAAAAAAGACGGCGCTGTATGCTCCGTCTTTCTCGGCGTTCTTGTTTCCCTTCGGTGCGCCGCCGCCCTTATTTCCCTTTGCGTTCTTCTTTTTCCTGCTGTTCGTGTTTCCCGGCTGCCCGCCGCGCTTTCTCGGCACGTCCTTTTCCCAGCCGTCCTTTACCTTCCACCGGCGCAAGCTCTCATAGTTCGCGCCCATCTCCCCGGCAAATTCTTTCAGGTTGATATTTTCCCCAACAGCCCGCCGCCGGATGTATTCAGCTTTCGCCTTATCCCTCGCATCCGATCTCCGCGCCATCGCTCCTCCCTCCAAAACTCGCCGCATAAACACCGAACGCCCGCGCAGGATAACCCGCCGGGCGTTCTCTTAAATTTCTCACTGTACCAATTTTACCCCCCAAACCGTGCCACAGGGTGACATTTTGTAAATTTTCTCAAAAATATTTTATACGCTTTGTATTTTCCTATCCTCAACCGGTGACAATTTGTCACCACTTCGCCCAACCCATCATCAACCGCACCCCGTCCAGATCAACCTTTTCCCGACAATTTCAACCCCCACTTTTTCCGCCCCGCCCGAACGGAAATGCCAAAAAAAATTACAAACCTACCCAACTTTCGCGCTCCCGAACCCGCATAGCCCGCTGGCGCGCGCGCAGTACCTTCGCCGCGTCCGCGCACGCACGCAGGAACATTAGAGCGGCGCGGAGCGGGTGCGCCCGCCCGCGCAGGCGCGTATATAACATAGCTGCCTGGCCTGTGATCTGCTGCTGGGCTGGCGGCCTGCTGCCGGGCTGGCGGGCTGCTGCCGGGCTGGCGGCCTGCTGCCGGGCTGGCGGCCTGCTGCCGGGCTGGCGGCCTGCTGCTGGGCTGGCGGCCTGCTGCCGGGCTGGCGTCCTGCTGCTGGGCTGGCGTCCTGCTGCTGGGCTGGCGGGCTGCTGCCTGGCTGCCCGGGCTGGCGATCCGGCCCGATCCTGTGCAGCTTGTGCAAATTGCACAGTTGCACTCCGTAGTGCTTTGTGCAATTCTCCAAATCGCACTCCGTAGTGTTGACATACGCATTCCGGCGTGCTATCATGCAATCACACCAAGCGAGACAGCCACCGACCAGAGGAGCCGCCGCCCAGCAGGGCCGCGGGTTGCAATCTGGGCAAGGCGGCACGATCCACAAAAACAGGAGGTTAAAACATGATTAACGCGCTCGACAAAAAGATCAACGCGCTGGCCGCTCGTCACAGCTGGCACATTTCCCCGCGGGCCGGCGACGGCCTGCACTGGTACGAGGTCGCCCCCATGGATCGCCCGGACCGGGACGCGATCCTGCGCACGCTGGCCCGGTGCAAGGGTCTGACCGCGGAAACGTGGGAGCCGTACAGCCCCACCGCATGGGCCTGCGTGATCCGCGTATATGACGCCTCCGAGCTTGCCGAGTGGCGCCGCGTGGACGCTCAAAAAACCGATCTTGCAAACTACTTTTGTCAGATCATCCACGACGGCGGCACGCAGGAGCAAGCCAAGGCCGCCCAGCTTCTCCGCGCTCGCGAACTCGACGCGATGCAGGCATACACCAAGTTATACGCACGACCCGCAAGGCCGACGGCATCCGCCGCCGCTGGTGCAAGCCCAGCCGCCGCCACAACGCGGCGGGCGCTCATGGGTCCACCCGATCCACCACCACCACCAACACAACAGGAGGCTACGCACTATGACCCGCGACAATAACACTTTGATCTTTGAGGCCGTCGGCATCACCTACACCCCCGCCGAGATTCACGCCATCGCCGCCACGCTCGCCACGCCGGAGCAGATCACCGCCCGCGCCGCCGCTATGGCCGAGGCCACCGGCACCGGCACCGCCGCCGACTACATCGACACCGCCGAGCAGGCCACCATTGCCGACAGCCTGCACACCTACAACACATGGAAGGCCCAGGGCTTGCAGGTAAAGCGCGGCCAGAAGGCCACGATCTCCGCCATGCTGTGGCGCTGGACCGACAAGCCCCCGAAGGCCCAGCGCAGCGACAGCGGCGACGATGCCCCCGATCCCCACTACTACATGAAGCGCTGCTACCTGTTCACCGCCGCCCAGGTCGAGCGCCCGGCCCCCGTCCACGTCAAAACGCCGGAGGAGATCGCCGCCCGCAATGCCGAGCTTGCCGCCGCTCGCAAGGCACGCAAGGCCGCGCAGCAGGCCACCGCCACAACGGCACCGGCAGCGCCCACGATCCCGGCACCGGCCCCCACGCCGGAGCCCAGCAAGCCCGCCGCCGTCGTCGCAGTCGTCGAGCATCACACCTTGCACGACGACGCCCCCGCGCCGGAGCCGGTGCAGCTCGATTTTGCCAGCATCGCCGCGCAGGTCCTCGCATGACCTGCCACGACCCGCAAGGCCGACGGCATCCGCCGCCGCTGGTGCAAGCCCAGCCGCCGCCACAACGCGGCGGGCGCTCATGGGTCCACCCGATCCACCACCACCCACAACACAGCAGGAGGTAACACATCATGACCCGCAAACGTCCCCATATTTCCCCTCTAAACCGCGTTTTCGATATTCCCCCCGTTGACAAGTCCCTGCGCCGCGATTTTCTCGCCGGTGCAATCACGATTGAGCAAGCCCGCGACGAGTTTATACACTGCGGTTGGTTCTGCGGTAACGAGAGTATAACAACCACCTACCGCCGTCTCGGCCTGCTCCCTGAGATCAAGCGCATCTGGTAACAACCCGCAAGGCCGACGGCATCCGCCGCCGCTGGTGCAAGCCCAGCCGCCGCCACAACGCGGCGGGCGCTCATGGGTCCACCGATCCACCCACAACAGCCAACACAACAGGAGGAAACACCATGCACAAAACCACACTTGCCGCGGCATACATCGCCGCCGCCCTTGCCGCCTGCATCCACTCCGGCCAGCTCGCCGCCCCTGCACCGTCCACGACGTACCCGCTCGCCGGTGTCGTCACTACCGTGGACCGCTCCGCCGATCTCGTCACCTTCCGCACCGGCTCCGGCCACCTGTACAGCCTGGCCGGCTGCGATGACTGGCTCCCCGGTGATGTGATCGCCTGCACGATGGACGACAACGGCACCCCGCACGACGTCACCGACGACACTATCACGCAGTACCGCTACTGCGGTTATGTATCCTGATCCACCCGCAAGGCCGACGGCATCCGCCGCCGCTGGTGCAAGCCCAGCCGCCGCCACAACGCGGCGGGCGCTCATGGGTAACAACACAACACGATCCCCGGCAACGATCCAGCCAACGCGCACCCATCGCCACACAATGGCAGCCGCCCCGCCGGGGGAGCGGCACAAGTCCAACGGGAGCCGGTGCACCTCCCCGCAAAACAGATTGCACCCGCCGCTGGACGTCTCCGGCACGGTTTCCGGGCTGCTTATCACCACAAAAACAAGCCCCGCAAACGATTCCCGCGTCAGTGGATCACCCCCAGCACGCCGCCGGGCATAAGACCAACGGCAGCCCACAACGGCAGCAGCGCCCCGCGGGCCAGCTGCACAACGGCCCGCCGCCAGTAGCACAACAAGGAGGTATTAACACCATGATCCCCAACGACAGCAAAGACTACTACCCAACGCCCCCGGCCCTCGCTGCGGAGCTGCTCGCCGGTCTCAAGATCGACGGTCACAGCATCGAGTACGCAGGCGGCCCCATCCTTGAGCCGTCCGCCGGTTCCGGCGACCTCGCCCGCGCCATCGAAAAAGCCGCCGGGTGCTGGTACATCGGCAACAAGCGCGCCAGCGACTACCGCGCCAACGCCAACAACGACATCCTCACGCGCTTGCAGCTTGACTGCATCGAGCGATCCGCCGACCTGCGCGCCGTGCTGAAGGAAAACGGCTTCCGCGTCATTCACGACGATTTCCTCACCTTCACGCCCCGCGCCCACTATAAGGCAATTATCATGAACCCGCCGTTTTCCGAGGGTGCGCGTCACCTCTTGCACGCCCTGCGCATCATGGAGCGGGGCGGGGAAGTCCGCTGCATCCTCAACGCCGAGACGATCCGCAACCCCTGCACCAACGAGCGCAAGGAGCTTGCCGCTCTGCTCAACAAGTACAACGCCCGGATCACCTACAAGCAGGACGCTTTCACCCACGCCGCCCGCAAAACCGCGGTGGAGGTTGCGCTTGTCTTTGTCACGATCCCGCCCGCGCCGCCGGTCTCCCGCATCCGCTTAGAGCTCAACGCCGAGACGACACATCGCTACCAGGCCGCGCCCGACCTGGCCGCCCTCGTCAGCAGTGACCCCATCACGGCAGCAGTCGAGCGCTACAACGCCGCCGCGGACGGTCTCTCCCGCCTGTATGAAGAATACGACGGCATTTCCTCGCTGTTCACCCTGCCCAAAAAGCAGGGCGACAGCAGCGCCCCCGCGCCCTGCGTCTCCCTCAACAAGAGCTACAACGACGCTCTGCGTGACCTGCGCGGGCTGTTCTGGGAGCAGCTTTTCGACCTTCCCCAAATCCGCGACGCCATGACATTGACGATGCAGAACGACTACCGCGAGCGCCTGCATGAGCTGCGCGACTACGACTTTTCCCGCTACAACATCCTGACCGTGCGCGAGGAAATTTCCCGCAACATCGTGTCCGGCATTGAGTCCGAGATCATCCGCCTTTTCGACGACTGGACTAACCTCCACTACAACAGCGAGTACAGCAAAAATGTCCACTATTACAACGGCTGGTGCACCAACGAGGCGTATAAGATCGGCAAGCGTGTCATTTTCCGCTGCAATGTCTGGTCGTACTGGTCCGACAGGCTACGCCCCACCCACGCATTGGATCAGCTCGCCAACATCGAGAAAACGCTCCACTTCCTCGATACCAACGGCGCCGCCTACAACGGTGACTACCTCCGTGCTGACCTGAAAGCTGCCGAGGACAGCTTCCAGACCTCCAAAATCCAGCTGCACTACTTCACCGTCACTTTCTACAAAAAAGGCACCTGTCACATCGAGTTCACCAACGCCGATGTGTTGAAATCCTTCAACATCTTCGCATCCCAGAAAAAGGGCTGGCTCCCGCCGTCCTACGGCAAAAAGACCTACCACGACATGAGCGCCGCAGATCGCGCCGTCGTGGACAGCTTCGAGGGCAAGGATAGCTACAACGACACGATGGCCCGCCACCTGATCCCCACCACCGCAACACTTATGCAGCTTGCCGCCCACAACCCCGCCTGACGATGGCCCCCGGCACGGGCCGAAACCACCCGGCAGCCCGCCGGGCAAGGTCGCGGGAGCCACCCACAACAGCAGTTGTTACATTCCACACATTTTCTCTTGCACCCCCACACTACGGCGTGCTATAATCAAGATACTACACGAAAGGTGGTTATAAAAATGCCCGTTTCTGCTAAAAAGCGCATTTCCAACGATACTTTCAACGCCAAGTGTGGCCGCGTCGAAATCCGCCCGCAAAAGCCTGTTGTTGATGATCTCCGCGCTGCCGCCGCCGCATCCGATCAATCCCTGCAAGGCTACATCCTGCAAGCCGTCCGCGAGCGCATGACCCGCGACGGCTTCACCCCCACATCGGACCTCTGGCCCGACTACACAACGAAATGAGGCTTCACCATGAAAATGTCCTTCACGCCCGATTCTCTCACCGTCAACGCCATTTTGAAACATCAAGAAAAGGCCAAAGCCGCCAACGAGCGCCACACCCGCAGCGACGCCATCAACGATCTTATCAACCACGGCGACACGCTGGAAACCCTCTGGCGCCAGTACGGCGATGACATCAAGGCCGCCACGCTGGCCGCAGGCGGGGAAAGCACGCTCGGCTACATCCTCGACGCCGTGTACGAGAAAATGCAGCACGACGGCTACACCCCCACCGGCGATTTTTGGAAATCCCGCATCGAAAGCAAGTAATCTTCCCACAACAACGATCCCCCGGCAGGCCGCCACAACGACCCGCCGGGGGATATTTTTATTTATTTTCCGTTTCCCGCAAATCCAGCACACGCCAGTTTCTTTTCAGGTTTTCCAGCTTGGAATAGAGGCAAAGCCCTTGCCCCTGCACATCTCGTACACATAGACACCCGCTCCGCCCGGCGCTTACCTCGATCTCGTAGTATTTCCCCGCCACAAACCCGCAGGATGTCATCCCCACAAATTGCGCCGTCACGATCTGCGCCATGCTTACCCCTCCGCCGATTCCCGCAGCCAGTCCAAGCAGCACTTTATGCAGGTTTTCGCGTTGCCGGGGCCGGGGCATTTATCGCCGTCATGTGGGCACATGATAGCCACCGCCAACGCCTCGTCATCCATTTCCCTGATTTTGTCCGCATTGGTAAAAACCACATCCGGGCAATGCTTCTTTCGTGCCTCTTTGCAAGCCTTTCCGCCGTAGTCCAGCAGGCAGCCCGGCACCCTGCACCTGTCACACAATTTCACTTGTCATTCCACCTTTCGCAAGTTTGTTTTTCTCCCGGCCCTTTTCAGTATTCGGAAATCCTGCGTGCCCGCACAAATTTACCGCCCGCACAAAATCTCTTTCACGCACGCGCACGCATCCGGCCCGCCGGGCCTGATTCAGCGTTTTTTTACGCTTACTTTCCGCGTAAATTCAGCGTAAACGATCCGCCCCGCCTTTATACCGCGCACGCATCACGCGCCCGCGCGAGGATTTCTCCCGCCTGCGGCTCGTCCTGCAACAACGCGCCAAGCCTGGTCAACGCCACCACGCTGACCCGGATCGTCTGCCGCCGGGACAACCCGACCCGGCACGCCGTAAACTCCCAGTTGTTGCCGTCGATATAGCGCGTCGCCAGCAGTTCTTTGTGTTTACTGTTCAGCCGGTCCAGCACTGCCCGGATCAGCGCCTTGTCCTCCTGCAAAACGCTTTCCCGCACGTCCAACTCACATAACCGCCGGGCCGTGTCCGTATCGGCCATCCGCATTGCCTTCTGCGCGGTGCTGTCGCCGTTTCCGGCGGCATGCGGCATCCCGTCCAGCGCATTGCCCCGCAGCGGGTTGTACTCCGCGTCCAGCGTCATTCGTTCCCGCGCAATAGCCCTCTGCTGTCCTGCGATGTCCGCATAATACTTGATGATGATCTCCGCTTCTGCCGCCGTCACAACAGCACCCCCTTAGTAGATCGTTTTCGCAAACACCGCGCCGCGTCCGTCGTCAAACACTTCCACGGCCTCGCCCAGCACGCTTTCCACATCCCGTTTCAGCCGTTCCATGCCGTAGGCATCGCCCTCCACAGCCCAGTCCAGAAACCGCCGGTACACGCTCTGTGTCTCGTCCAACACGACCTGCGCCGTCTTTCCGTCCACCGCACAGCCCCACGGTTCCGCACGCACCAGCGCAGCAGACAAAATCCGCCACGCCATCTCCGCACCGATCCGCTTTTGCGCCAGCTCGTCCCGGTCCGCCTGTTTCTTCGGCGCCTTGTCCGCAGGCAGTACAAACGCCAGCTTTTCCGTCACGCTGTCCAGCCACTTCCGCGCCGCTCTGTCGCTGCTGCCCGCCCGCACCCGGATCATGTAATCCTCTGCGTTTCTGGCCGCTTTCTCCAAAAAGTCGTCCATGCCGTTCACATCCCACTTCGTAACGCCGCGCAGCGCGATCAGGTAGCACCATGTCACGACCTGACCCACCGTGTCCCGCATCTGCTCCGGCGACGCCTTTTTTCCTGCCACAACGCGCCGGGCCACGCCCTGCGCCGCGTTTCTGCGGTAAAAGTTAGGTACTCGCTTCATCGTTCGTCCCCGCTTCCTGCTCTTTTTGCTCTTTTTCTTTATCTGCCCAATAGCAATCGTTCAATACTCGGTCCAGCACTTCATCAATGCTCCATTGCATCTCTCTGGCCTTGTTTTTCAGGTATTCCATGTTTTCAGCGCTCACCGGCAGCAAGCCTTCCGCCGTTTCTTCTTTTCTCGGCCTGAAATCCCGCCCGCACGCCGGGCAAAACCACACCGGCACCGCCACCGGCAGCGTCCGGCCCACAACAGCCTCCACCATCAGCATCGCGTCTCCCGTGCTGTCCTTTTCCAGCCACAACGCCCCCGCCGGGCCGATGGGCAGCTTCTTGTGCATCCTGCACAGCTCGCACAGCTTTACTTCGTCATTCATCGTCAGTCCTCCTTGTCTGCGTACCATTCCGTAAATTTCCAGCCCCGCGGCTCTGCCACAAGGTCGATAAATAACCGCCTGCGGTAAATATAGTCCCGCTGCATCCGCCGGGTGAATTTCGACTTCACTTCCACGATCTCCACGGTGCCGTCCGCATAGGTCAGCACAAAATCCGGCTTGTACCGTGCCTTCGGCAGCTTCAGCCCGCAATACGCCTTTTCCGGCAGCAGTTCAAACGTGATCTGCTCCTGCACCTTCACGACCATCCCGCACGCCACCTTCGGCAATATCACCTCCCTGTAATAACGTTTTTCGCTCTCCGGCGCATTCCCCAAGCCTTCCCCCGTGGGGGAAGGTGGCCCCGCAGGGCCGGATGAGGTGCAACCTTGCCTCAACTTCCCGTTCCCCAAGCCTTCCCCTCGGGGGGAAGGTGGCCCAGCAGGGCCGGATGAGGGGCAGCCTCGCCCCAACCTCCCGTTCCCGGCTCGCTTCTTCCTCTCCGCAATCTGCAATTCCGCCTGCGCACGGTATCGCGGCGGCAAATCTTCCAGTTCAAGCCTTACTCCCACCTGCGCACCGCCTTTTTCGTCTCCTGCCGGCGCGGATCAGCCCAGAACCGCGCGATCACATGCCATTCCGCCGTGACCTCGTTAAACCGCGGCTCCGCCCCCACAAAAGCATACTGCCGCACCTCGCCGTGTCCCAGCTTCAGCACGCCGTAACGATCCTCCCAAAATTTCTTGTCGTCTATGTACAGCGTTGCCGCCTCGGCCAGCTTGCGCGGCGTATACCGCGTGTCGTTCGGCCTCGGCTGCGTCGGCATCCGCAGGCCCTTGCTCTGCCGCCACTTGTGCGTGCGCTTTCCCTCGTGTTTCGTGATGTACTCGCAGTAGGCATCCAGCCCGCCCTTGTCAAACTCGGCGCGATCCGCCTTTACAAGGCCCAGCGGCTCCACCCAGCCCTTGCCGCATCGTGTCACCCACAAATCTTTGATCTCGTCAATGCTTAAATCACACTCCAAGATCATGTGGTGATGGTAACGCACCTCCTTCAGCCCTTTTTCCTCGTCGGCGTGCTGAAACTCCGTCACCGCAATGTATTTCACCTTGCGCAGCACCCCGCCGGGGTTGTGGTGGTCCTTCGCCATAGCTTCTTTGTATTTCTGCCGCTGCCGCCGGTTCAGCCGCTCAATGTAGTTCGTCAGTGCCTTTTGCGCGTCCTCGTCATACTCCGGCAGAAAATCTTCCGAATAGGTCAGGTGTACCAGCCATGTTTTCTTTTTCCGCTCGGTAAAATTCTCCGACACCTTCCACCGCAGCTTGCGCAGGGCATTGCGGTCATTGCACCGCTTCATTGCCAAGCTGCTTGCAAACTGTTTTTTCGCCCGCACGCTGGCTCTGTGCTCGCTGGCCGTCACATTCAGCAGATCGACTTCCATGTACTCTTTCCCGCATATCGTTTTCTGCTCCCGCACATATCTGGCTTTCACCGCTGCGCCCTCCCGTTCACATCCTGCCTGCGTCAGGCTCTCTCGTTTGGATTTTGTCAATGATAGAGAATGGGGGAAAAGATAAAACCGTATACAAGCCCCCCAGCGGCCCGCAGGCCGCTAAAAAATCCCCGGCACCCGCCGGGTGGTAACTATATTATAAATAAGTAGTCCCCAAGCCTCCTCCGCCGCAGCGGGGGAGGTGCCACCCGCAGGCGGCGGATGGAGTGCCCCCCAAGCCTTCCCCTCGGGGGGAAGGTGCCGCCCGCAGGCGGCGGATGAGGGGCAACCTTGCCCTTACCTGCCGTTCATCCCTTCACCGCACCGCCCAGCGCAACCAGCCACGCGCCGTGTTGGCTAAGTCGATTGCGGCCCGCTGCACGGCGGTCCCCGTGTCGTTCAGCAGCTTTGCCGCTGCGTTCAGCAGCGCCGCCAACAGTCCCAGCGCATCGGTCAGCAACGCCATCACCAGCAACACGGCCATCACCGCCATGCACGCAAACAGCACGATCAACACTTTTACTCGTTTCATCCCTCAATCCTCTCCCTTTCCACATCCTCCGGCCAAAATGTCTCCCGCATCATCATCACCTCATGCCGGAACGCACACGGCACAAGCTCCACGTTCACAACGTAGAACCGCCCGCCCTTGGCCGCAAATACCACCTTGCCCCACGCAGGCCGCGCACCACCGTCTGCGCACTGTCTCCTCACGATCACAGCGTCTCCCACCGCAATGGGCTTTTCCTTCTTCCGCTTCACTGTTTCCCGCCCCGTTTCTTCTGTTCATAGATCATCTTGTACACAGTCTGCGTCTGCGGCATGCTGTCCACGCTGGCAAACCTGCGCTCATACGCCCGCCGCTGCTCGTGCTCCTCGCAGTCCCGCTTGTAGTCCTCGCATACGCTGTGGCAACCCGGTTTCCGCCGGGTGCAGTGGTAACAGCTATTCATTTCTGACCGCCTTTACCTTTTCAAACCGCTTTTTCTGCTTCGCACGCGGGTATTTCTTCTTGTCCACCGACGACACGAACATTCCCAGCGGCCTTGCCCACATCTTCTGCGGTTCGTCCTTGCTTGTGTAGATCACCAGCAGCTCCGCCGTCTCGCTATGCACGGCCACGCCCTGCACCACATACAGCCCGCCTTTAAAATGCCGGTACACGTTCCCGACCATCACGCTGGCCCAGCCCTGCGCGTCCTTCTGCGCTTTGATCCTCGCATCTTCCATCTGCTCGTCACCTCCCAAAAATTATCTTCGCCGCGGCCACGATTCGCTTTCCCAGCGGCTCGTTCTTGTACAGCAGTTTTATGCACTCCGTTTCCGACATCTTCAGCATAGCTTCTCGTACAATGTTCCTTTCCTGTACTTCCTGTACTTCCTGCACATACAGCAGGATCCGTATTACCATCGGCATACCGGACGGCGGCGTTTCTTTCTGCTCCATGCAGCTTACGCAGACCTTTTTCCCTCGCGGCAGCTTCCACATTTTCTGCATGAACTTTTCGCCAAGTTTTGCAAGGCTTGCTTCCGTTATCTCTTCCGCGTACTTAACATTCTCGGGCCAGATTTCTGTCTCCACCGCAATCTTTTCCATCGCTCACACCCCCAGCACTCTGCTTGCCACCATGTCCGCCGTGTGCGTCCACAACACATTCGGGTATTCCTCAATGGCTGCGCCGTAACAATTCCAGTTTTCCTTGTCGTCAAACGCGCCCATGTGCCATCGGATGCACAGCCGTTCTTCCTCCGTCAGTGACAACGCCCCGGTATCGTTCAAGATTGCCTCTGCCAGCGCAGCGCTGCGCTCTCCGTGGCCTTTCAGCCTGTGGTGCTTCCAGCCGTCGCCGCATTTCTCGTACTCCTCGGTCTTGCACAGGTCATGCAGCATCCCAACCAGAACAGGGGAGCGCCGCATCTGCCATTTCAGCCCCAGCTTGTCGGTCAGGCACACAAGCTGCTTTGTCACCGCCCAGCTGTGCTCAAACAGCCCGCCGGGCCACGCACCATGGTATGTCATGCTTGCCGGAATCTCAAAATATCCCATCGGTTCCAAGATTTCCACAACCCGGCCCGCCGCCCGGCTCGTCATGCCGTTCGCCACAAACAGGCTTTTCATGTCCTGCGCTGCACTCTTTTCCATCGTCAACCTCTCTTTCTGTCGGCATCCCAATCAATGGCCTGCCCGCAGTTTCCGCAATAGCGGTTGTAGCTTCCATCCTCGTTGAACAGGTATTCTCCGCTCCCGCAGCAAGCGCAGGCGTAAATGCTCTTGTCTCCATCCGGGAACGGCGATTTCTTCACCAGCTTTAACACCGCATCCCGGCCAATCACGCACGCTTCCACCACTTCGCCGTAAAATTCTTCGCCGTGGCCCTTCGCGCCGCCCAGTATCTCCGCCGCTCGCTCAACCGTCATTTTCTTTGTCCTCTCTGCTCATCTGCTGCCGTATTGCCGCAGCTGTCGCCAGCCCAGCCCTGATCTCGTCCAGCGCCGCCGCAAACACATCATCAAACACAATCGGCAGCACCGCCATGCGCAGGTACATCCCGCATTTCAGCACATAGTGCGGGTTTCCGTTGCTCATCGTCCGCCTGTACCACACCATGTACTGCCCGTTTTTCAGCTCGTCCATGATCGGCTCTATCTGCCTTTCATTGATCCCTGCGATCCCGCCGCGCTCATCCCGCAGCACAAGCAGGCGCATCCCGGCATAGGTAAACCCAATCGGTTCTTTCTTGCACGGGATTTCCTCGCCGCTCACATCGTCCATGCTGATGCCCGTCACCTCGTACAGGTCGTTGATAACGTCCAGCTCCTCGACCTCGCAGCTAATTTCATCCAGCTGCTTATCCGTCCAGCCAAACACCGCTGCCGCCTCGTTCTCATCGCACAGGGCAGGGAAGTTCCGCGGTATCTCCACCATCGTGATTCCGTCGCTTATGTACTGCGTGTAGCCCTTGCGGTACAGCTTCATGCTCCTGTTTTCCTTGCACAGCTTGCCCATCTTCTGCATATTCATAGTCGTTACCTCCCTGTGCTGCCAAATCCGTTGTCGCCACGCTCTGTCTCGGCAAACTTGTCCACCAGCTTCAGCGCCGGCGTCACAATCGGCAGGATCACCAGCTGCGCGATCTTGTCGCCGCGCTGGAAATATTGTATATCCTCGCCCAGATTGTACAGCTTCACCTTGATACTGCCGGTATACCCGGCGTCGATCACGCCCTCTGTGATAACGCCCCGGTTCACATTCAGCCCGCTTTTGCTTTTCAGCATCCCAACATACCCTTCCGGGATTTCCATGTGTACGCCCGTGTCCACCGTATAGTTGTCAATTTCACCGAATGACAGCAGCATAAAACCCTCCGGCGTGTACAAATCCAGTCCGGCATCTGCGCTGTGCGCCCTCGTCGGCATGATCGCCCCTTCGTCCAGCATCACATTGATTTCTTCCATCGTTCAGCACTCCTTCCCGCAATGCCCCATGCACACATTTTTATCATCCCAGTATTCCGTTGCCGCGATCTTGCGCGGGTCCGTGCCAAACTCCGCTTTCAGCTCGTCCGCGTTCTCGTTCACATAGTCAAATTCCAGCCCCGCGGCCTTGCAGGCGGCCAGCGCCTCGGCCAGCTTCTCGCCCTCCCGGCAGGTCCACAGGATCAGCACCGCGCCGTTTGCCTTCTCATTCTTCGCGCGGTTGATATTCGGCGCAATCGGCATCCCGATCTCCGGCCACTTGTTCTCAAACAGCGTCCCATCAAAATCAATCGCAATTACTTTTTTCATGCTCGTTTCCTTTCTCCAAAAATCACAACCATGCTCGGAAAAGGCGCACTGTTTTTGCTGTCGCCAAATTTCAGCCGCCCGCGTATGAACCGCACCTCCGCCTTTCCGTATATGTAGTCATGGAACCACCGCGTATCTGTCCGCGCGGGGAGCAGCATTACCGCAAATCCCCCCCGCAGCAGTTTCAAAGGCTTTCTTTACCCACTTGCCAATTTCCCGGCCATACGGCGGATTGCACCACACCCGGCCCGTCCATGGCTGCGCAAGTCCGTCCTGCTCCTTCGTGTAGAATCTCCTGCACTTCGCGTTCTCTGGCGCGGCGCACACATCCAGCTCAAAGTGAAACTCTCTGTCCAACTCGTCAAAGAACCCCTGCGGCGTCGCCCACATGTCGGTTTTGCTCGAAAACATCACGTCGCTGTTCATCTGCGCTTCCTTTCTGCACAATCGCAATTCCGCCTTGGTTTCTGTTCTGGTCCGGCGTCCCGCAATCCAGCGTTTTCGCCGTGTCTACCTCTCTGCATCCGCTGTGCGGGTTCGTGCTTTTCATGCTGTTGCTTGCCAAGCTGTCAAAGTTAAACGCCCTCGGTGCAAACACCGTCTGATCCTGATGCGTCGCCAGCGTGGCGGATAAATCATTCTGCACCAGCGGCCCCTTGCCGCCGCCCTCGCAGCCTGACCGTATCTTCATGGTGTAGGCGGGGTCATACCCCCCCAGCGGGTTTTGCCGCCACCATTCTTTCATGCCAGCGATAGCCGTCACCAGCAATTCCGGCAACTGTTTTCCCCGCCGGGATGCACGGCTCAAAATTCCATCCATGGCCCTTACGCTCAAAAAGTATCTGGTCGGCGGATCGTCCGCCAGTATCGCAGCAAGCGTATACTCTGCGTCTGCGTTGGGGCACTCCCCAGTATTGCGCGTTGACAAGTCGGTAGGCCACAGCTCCGTACCCTGCAAAGCCCCCCCCCCACTTTCCGCGCTGTCGAACAAACTGATCTGTCCCGGTAAGTCGCAGCAATTCGTTGAGTACGGTTTCAAAGTCTTTCCCTCCGTTCGATGATAAAGCCCCCGGTACATTCTCCCAGATCACGAACCGCGGGTATTTCCACCCCGTCGCTTCCAGCATCTCAAAAATAATGCGTATTGCCTCGCGGAACAGCCCGGAACGGTTTCCGTCCAGCCCGGCGCGCTTTCCCGCAATACTCAAATCCTGACACGGGCTGCCGAAGGTGATAATATCCACCGGCTCGATGTTCCCGCCACAAATGTCGGTAACACTGCCCAGATGCTTCATGCCCGGCAGATGCGTCTTTGTCACTGCGATAGGGTAGGGCTCCACCTCGCTGGCCCAAACAGGCTGCGCACCGCACATTGCCGCACACAACGGCATCGTGCCGGACCCGTCAAACATGCTGCCCAGCTTCACATTCGCCTCGCCCTTTCCCGTGTCAATGGCTACCCGCGCCACGGCACGCTGCACAAAAAACAGCGCGTTCGGCAGCGCCATGCCGTTGCCCCACATCTTGTACTCGGCGCTGTCGGTATGTAACCCGTTGTGCCACGCTGCCAGCTTGTCCGGCTTTTCCAGTATGCTTTTCTGCGGCTTCTTGCCTTTGATCGTGCAGTCTGTTTCGTACACCCTGCGCCAAAATGCAGCAGTTTCCTCCGGCATGTCCGGCGGCAGCTGTTCGATCTCACCCCATCCATCCGGGAACCCTTGCAGCCGTCCGCACTCCACCGGCATCAGGCGGCGCACAATGTAGTGCGGCGGCACCCCCTGCACGGCAAGTTCGTTTGCCCGCGATTCTCCTGTGTCAAAGGTATTCACTGTGTTGGCAGTGTCTAACTGCCGATATGTAGGCGCGTCGCCCTTAAAATGCGGGCGGCTGGTTTTCCCGAATGTGTACGCTACCGCATGGTTATTTTCCGGGTTTGATGATTCAATAACAGGGTTTATGTAATTCAAACTCCACCCACCGTTTTCTTTTGCCTGCAACGTCCCACTTACGCCCTCGCCGAGCTTGTTGTTTCTCGCATCATACGCAACCGCGTGTCGGTCAATCGTGTTCAAGGTAAAGCTCACATCCTCTCCTACGCCCGATCCGTTCATGCCTGCATCCCTGTCAATGATGTTCCCTTGCAGGGCCACAACTTCGTTTTTGTGCGCTATGATCGTTCTGTCATTGTCTGTTGTCAGCGTTGTTGCCGTGTTCATCATGCTTTCTGCGCCTGACTGCGTGCTGGCCCTGCACAAAATATCCACTACCATCGGCGTGTTGCCCCCCCGGTGCCGTATCTCGCAACCACACATCCGGCCACCTTCACCGGCCCCACGACCCGCGAATCCGCCGGGTGTGTGTCAAATACCCACGCCATCGTCCGCCTCTCCTTCATCCAGCGTCATGGCCACGGCATACCGGGCCTTAAAATCTTCCAGATTCCGTGCCTTGCCCGCCAGATGCCACACCCAGTCCTTGTAGACCTCTAACCTGTGCGCGTCCGCCTTTGCTGCTTCTCTCCATCCTGCATCCCGTCCGCAGCACCATGCCGCGCACACGCCCAGCACCGATACCGCGATCACCGTTGCCGTAACCATCCTCAACATTGCCCCTTTCAAAATTTATCTGTTTTGTGCCGGGTGCAGGGTCCGGCCCTGCTCTCTGCGCCTGCTTCTGCAAGCGCCACCCGCCCTATAACAAAGCAGGGCAGCGGCCATCAGCACCGCCGCCCCGCTCTGAGTATTTCTGCGCCCCGCTGTTAGCACTCAGCAGGGTAATTTCATGGTTTCCGCCTGGCTTTTCCGCCCTCCAACGGTCTCCATCGTTCCTCTTGCAGTTTCAGGCTGTTTACTTCACGCGGCGGGAACAGCTTTTGCGGCAGCTGCCGCTTCGCTTCTGCATCCGTTTCGCGCCAAGCCTTCGGGTCAGGGTTCGGCTCGTAGTTCCTGCACCCTGCGTCCAGCCCGTTACAGGCGCGGCAGTCCGCCCGCGTGATGGTATAAACAAACCTGCATTGCTGCATACAATCCTCCTAAGTAGGCTCGCTTCTGCCGCCCTTCTTAAAACGCCGTGCACATTTCAGCCACAGCACCCCGCCGGGCGGCTCCGTCACAACCCGCGCCGGTCCGTACTGCCGCAGCCCGCGCAGCTTCTCCGGCCTTTCCGGCGGCACCCACGGCTCGCGCTTCCAGTTCCAGCACCCTGCATAGCCGATCAACCGGCGCAGGTTTCTGTACACTTCTTCCGCCTGCTCTCCCGCGATCTCAAGCTCTGCCCGGAACTCCGCCCACATCTGCGCCAAATCCCAAGCGTCCGTCTCCTCTGCCTGCACATCCGCCGGGGCCGTAATCGTCACATCCGGCACGCCGCATCACCCGCATTTCTTCCACATCTTGTCCGGCTTCATCGGTGCCATGCCGTGCATGGCCGCATACATTTCCTCGGCCTGCATCCTTGCCACCTTCCGCGTGATCCGCCGCGCTGCCGCTGCCAAGTCCAGCCCATAGCTCCACAAAAGCAGGGCACACAGCCCATACGCCAGCGCCGCCAGCATACCAACCACAAAGCCGCCCACTGTTTCTCGCTCGGCGCTCTGCACGATCTGGCAAACCGTCACAACCACCATCCATGTACCGCCCATGTTGCACACAGCGCTCACGCCCTGCATAAACATCCGCTTTTTCCGCAGCTTTTTCATCATCCTACCCGCCTTTCCTCGATCCACTTCTGTAAAAACGCTGTGTAAACCGTGTAGCAGTCATTCTTTGTCAACCCTTCCACACGGTCTATCACTTCACCGAACGGATACACCCCGCCAAAAATTCCCGCTTTCAGCTTGTCCACGCTCATGCGGTATCCCTCGCACCGCAAAATCTCGCAGGCATCCGCCAGCGGCAGGGTAGGGGTTCTCACATCCTCGATCCGCATACTGCGCACCGCCTTTCTTTTTCTCTCTGGTGCCGCGTGCTGGTATCGGACCAGCCGTGCAGGGCAAATGCCCAAGCCCTGCACGCCGACCTCGGCGCGGCTCATGTAAACCCCGGCGTGAACAGGTTACCGGGGCGGGGTGTAGGCTCTGTCCGTTTCACATCGCCCTTGCCCCTGCACTTTACCCGTGCCAGGTGCCAACAAACTTTCCCCCACTGTCAGCCGCGGGATGGCCCCGCCGGTCCTCATGCGGGCACGGCGGCGGCATAATAGTGCCGGTCTTTCCCGGCTGCCAGCCATGGGGTTATAGAGAATAGGAGGTTTTCTGCGGGTCCACGGCTCTGAACCGTGCTGCAAACGCCGTCGCTAAGCGCCCCGCCCATATTCCGGCAGTCTCCCGCCGGGGATCAGTCCTCTAAAATGTCGTCCATCCTCGCTCATTCCGGCTTCACTCTCCTCGGCAGTGTAATCGTTACACCCTCGCTAAGAATTTCTTTATCGTCTTGTTCCAGCACCAGCCGGATCATGCCCAGCAATTCGGCTTTCGCCTGCTCTCGGCCCACCTGTTTTTCCATCACGCTCACAACGCTGCGTGCCACAATGGCCGCGGCCATCATGGACCCGCGCACGCCGCCCTGCGCCATCACGGAAAACCCTGTCGGCGGGTTCCCGTTCTCGTCCGACTGCCATGTCACCTTGATAAAGTTCTCATTCATTGTCTCCGCCGTCCTTTCACTGCTGTGTCGCAGCGCCCGGCGCCCCGGCCTGCGCTTTGATTTCTTCATCCGTCGCATCCAGCGCCAGTTTCACCGCGTCCAGTAGACATTTTTTTGCCTTTTCTTTGCCGCAGTTCTGTGCAATAATGGTTTCACAAGCGTGGCGCACCATAAGGCAGGCTGCCGTTGCTTCCTCCATCGCGCTTGCCTCCGTGTCAATCGCAATGTTCTCCACCGCCCCGGTTTTCGCGTTATTCTCCCACGTAACCTTTACATACCCTTCATTCATCGGCTTCTCCCTTTTTTCCGCACTCCCGGATGATCTCGTCAACCTTCATGATCGCACCGTTGTATTCGGCGCTCCTGCGTTCCTCCTGCACATCTGCCAACATCGTGCCCAGCAGGTACGCGGCGGCCATAATGTTCTGATGCTCGCTGTGTCCGTCTGCTACGGTGCACATTCCGTCGTTGTCATCCTGCCAGTACACAGCAACCCGGTGCCGCTTCGCCCGCTCCGCTTTCCGCTCGGCGTTCTTCTTCGCGGCGATCTCCCTGCGCAAGCTCTCCACCACAGTGGCGGCCTTGCCCCATCCATTTTGCGCGTCGTACCCGGTGCCGTTGATCTTCGTCATTCCCGGCCAGAATGTCATAAGGATGTACCTGCCGTACAGCTTGTCGATTCTCACCGGCGTATTCTCGTTGTACCCGCTCAACTTGTACAGCAGCGCCGACGCTTCCTCTTTCGTCATGCTCTCGTGCCTGCTGTACATTGCATCTTGCTTGTCCGGCTTCGCCGCGTTGAACAGCGCCGCCAGTAAAGCGGTTTCTCCGATGCCTTTCACATTTCGTTCCATCTTTCCGCCGTCCTTTCCAGTCCCTGCCTCCTCCGCCGCAGCGGGGGAGGTGGCCCCGCAGGGCCGGAGGGAGCTTTCCATTCCAAGTATCATTACTTCCGGGTTCTTGATTTTCAGTGCATCAACCCCCAGCCAGCGCCAAGGCCCCAGGCCGCCGCCATCTGGTGGCATGTCGTCCGGCAAATCGTCACCGAGCATTACCTTTTCCGGCAGCTCGCAGGCCTGCGCCATCTCGTGCCGCAGCGCCGTCAACCACGCATCAAGCCTGTCGTCGTGCTTCACGCCGCACCGCCGTCCTTCTTCGGCTCGTCCTCGTGCGCACCGCTCACCAGCGCCGCGCCCTCGATCATATACCCGATCTTCTCCTGCGCATGGTCCGGCAGCTTTCGCAGCGTCTCCACCATCTCGCGCATTTCCTTTTCTTTCTCACTCATGGTTTCACCCTCTTTTTCTTTTCTCTCCTCCCGTGCTACAATGGCAGGGGAAGGAGGTGTAAATTTTGAAAATAAATCTTGATTGCGTCCGCGATGTAATGCTCTGTGTTGAAGCAAACACCGGCCTGCATCAGCGCTGTTATTTCATCGACTATGCTTTGAACAGCGCACAGGAGTTTGTCGGTGACTTGTCTCCCACGCCTGACTATCAAGCCGAACTGGAAACGAAGTATCACAACGAGGAATTGCTCTACCACTTGAAATACTGTATCGAATCCGGCTTGCTTTCCGTGGACGGCCCTGTCGGCCTGTACCAGACGTGGGTTTGCGACCTCACACCTAAAGGCCACGACTTCCTTGCAAACATCCGCAGTAAAAACGGCTGGAATAAAGTCAAGTCTCTTGTTTCCAAGGCCGGCTCCAACTGCGTTGACGTGGTTATTGAAGTCGCAAAAGCCGTTGCAGTGGAAGCAGCAAAAAACACTTTGCTGTCAGGCGGATAATTTTCCGCCATCCCTGCCTTTCCACCAGTGCCCGTGTGCCCTCAAAGGGCGGCGGGCGCTTTCCTTTTCTTTTGGCATCGGCAACAATGCACCGCGCAATCGCACTGCTTAAAATGTGTTTCGCTTTGCTCACCTGCTTTCCCGGGTGTGTTGTCTCCCTCGCTTTCCCGTGCTACAATGGCAGTGGAAGGAGGTGTTATTATGTGTGATGTTCCTCTGCCGAATGTAGTAACCACGATCCGCGTTGGTGACTTCACCCTCCGCGCTTATGGCTACCGCACACTTTCAAAAGCAGAATGTCGTCTTGCCGTTGACCTGTATTTGCAGACCTGCAAGCTGTCCAAGCTCCCCGCAAAAGGCCGCGGCGTTGTCTATACTACTTTTGGAATAGATTCATAAGGCACTCGCAGAACATCTTTGCTTCTTCCGGCCCATGCAGGGTAATGCAGTCACCTTGCATGGGCCGTATCTGTACCACGCCGTCTGTTTCCAGCATGGCCCATTTAAAATGTTCGTCCGTGCTTGTTCACCTCCCGCGTGTGTCGTCTCCATCAAGCCGCCGGGTCATTATCGGCAAACAGTTCGTCGATAGATTCTTCTGCGCCCAGCAGCTCTTTAATTGCCAGTGCCACATCAAGCGTCATGTATGTGACCCCGCTCATTCTGTCGTAAAGAGTAGTCGCAGGCACGCCGATTGCTTTTGCAACGTCCGTCATGCTCATGCCGGATGCGCGAATTTTCGCTTCCACAACCGGGTATTTGATTTTCTTTCGCACTTTTCCCTTCTCCTTTCGCGTTACGGATTTTCGTTTCGTCATTCCGTAAATTAGGATTGTGCCTATAATATAATCCTAAAATCCGTGTTTGTCAATACTGTTTTTCCCTTTTTTAAGAATTTATTATGTTTTTTCGTAATCTACGATTGACTATTCCGATATTTCGTATTACAATGTTTACAGAAGGGAGGTGTTAATTCAATGAGCGTCGAGCAGGAATTAAAGGGTTTTATCGTTGCTCGCTATGGCACAGTTAAAGATTTCGCAATTTCTATTGATATGCCGCCATCCACTTTGGACGGTGTTCTCAAACGCGGCGTAGGAAAGGCGAACATATCCAA